CGGGTATTTGAGGAAAGACTCCAGAAGTGGAGAAGGAATCTCTATCTCTTTCTTTGTGTTTGCATTGAAGAAACAAGCAATCAAAGAGTGGAACTTCTTAGGAATAATCCTCAAAATGGGAAGAGTGATAGACTTCCCCTGAAGGTAGTTAGCCCATGATGTTTTGTCTCCACTCCCATTAAGTGTAATGGATTTTCTTCCTTCGCTGACCATAGATGACTTGCTCTTGTGCTCAGAGACAAAGTTATCCTTAGTCTCAGGTGATGTCAGTTTCTCCTCATGGAGGTTCTTTGCGACTGCTCTAGAGATATCTTCAACAATCCGCTGTAGAAGTCTACCAACTATGGTCAGTATGTAGATTTCTCTAACTCCGGTGAGCTGATTCTTCTTGAAAATTTTGATGATCAGCTTTGATCCTGTTACCTTGAACTCTGTCACTATCTCAAGAATATCGTCAGATATAGACATCCCTTTCACAACATTCTTCTTCATAAGGCCTAGAATTGCCTCAATACACTTTATGGTTTGTCCGACAACTGGAACGTCTGGATCAGGTTCTTCTTTGCTGGTTGGACCTTTGTTTTTCTTGTACCTTGAGACCTTTATTTCGCCGTTGTCAACGAATGATGCCTTTGTTGAAGCCATTATGTCGTAAGTACTCCTCAAGATCGTAGGAAGGAGTATCGCGTTCTCAATCCACTCATCAAATCCAGCGTTAGCCTGATAGCTCTTCAAATCAACACCATTTTGAATAAGAAGTTCTTGTTTCATGATATCACCAGAGAGTATGCAGACGTTTGCATTGAACCTGTAAATGGGGAGCCTCATTCCGACATCAGTAGTCCAGCATTCTGGTGTTAAGCCTTCTCCCAGCAGTTTTGTCATATGATGCTCTTGCTTACACATTTTTGAGACTATCTGTTTAGCAGCAGGACCTCTCTCGGCCTCATCCTTGTTATGGTAGACGCTCATATAGGAAGCTTTCAAAAAGGACCGCGTATTGTTTATAGAATAGCCAAAAGGAGTTGCGACCTCTGGAAGAGTATCGTAAGCTGCATCCTCAACAAGATCATTATTCTCAATCTCTTCTTTCATAGTGCGATGTGACAGAACTGATGTTGCATGAGAAAGGTGATCACCGCTCAGATTGTCATGAATCAGGACTATCCTCTTGAGAGCAAGGAAAGTTAGAGGATCTCTAATGACTGTCGGGAGTTTCGTCACCAGTCGACCTGATTCTGTTTTACAATTCTTGAATCCAGTGAATAGAGAGAAGTAATAATATCTCAGATTGCTAAGGACAGATGAGAACTCTTCCTTATCCTGAAGATGAGCTAGGAGACACCATTTGATTGGTTCACAGATTGAATTGACTATGTCCATGTCTGGATCTTCGTTCAGAACTGACAGTGTTTCCAGATTTTCGAAGATCATCATCATAAATTGCTGTGTAGAGTTCATTTGATGAGAGGATCTGACTCTGGATGTTGAAATGAAATCCGTATATTTCCAGTCTCCATAACCTACATGAACCTCTTCAAAAATCTCAGATAGTGATTCGCCTTTGAACATTATCGAATAAAAAGTTGGCATTGGATCATTGACTGATCCGAGACTGGTTGGTTTGATGATAACATACGCAGTATATCCAAGGATCTTCCTAAGGATAAAAACATCCTTTTCAACATTCCTCGAAGAGTTAGCAATCACCTCTGCGATCACTCTATCATGGAACTCAAGAGCTTGGAATTCAGGAATCTCTGATAATATATCAAGCCACTTATTGACAAACTCTGTCCCTTCCTCTCTATCAGCCTGATACTC